ACAACGGTTGCACGTTGCTTCTTTTTTTTGTTTTCGTGAAATTTCCACGGGGCCTTCTTTTTGTCTAAAAAGGTCTACAATTGTAGTCTGAACGTTAATTTTACGTTAATTTCCACCAGTTCACCAGTTTTTATACTATTTTATTAATACGCGAAGTGTGCAAATGTAATATAAAAAAGAAAAAGTGCCGAAAAAACTGGTAAAAGTGGTGAACTGGTGGCGGCGTTAGATTCGCTTAAAAATTCACTTGTCAAGGTGCTGTCGCCAGTATATGACAAAACCCTCGGCCCAGTCAAGGTATAATCTATAAACAAGGCACGCAGGTGTCTAAAAATTCGTTTAATATGTCCTCTGTAAAAGGAGGTAAAAAGATTATGCCAAAATTGAGAATGACCGACATTGAAGTCCAGGATGCATTCCTGAGACAGGCCATCAAGGGATCCGCAGCCTACTATCAACTCAACGTCAATGAGCAGGCATCGATCGCCGGCTGCACAAGGGCGACATGGTATCGCAGGCTTAACGACCCATCTGACTTTTCTTTATATGAGTTACGCAAGATGGTTAGGCGATACAAGTGGGACAGCAAGACTGTAGCGGCGATTCTCGGGGTTCGGGAGGGCGACAAATGGGACGTCTGAAAAACGAGCTGTCCGAGAAGTCTAAATACCACCTCTCAAAACATCGATACCTTGAGCTCAAGCATTTCTGTCTGCAGTATCCGGAATGGAAGGAAAAGCTCAAGGCCATTACTGAGCTTTCGGCAATAGATGTAGGCAGGCTGGGGTCCGGTCAGATCAGTAACGAGACTGAACGTATCGCATTTGAGAGATTAAAACTTCAAAATAGGATAAATTTAGTAGAGAGAACAGCCATGGAGACCGACAAGTCTCTGTGGTTTTACATTTTAGTCGGCGTTACCGAGGAGCGATCGTACGAGTATCTGCGAAGTGTTATGGGCATGCCATGTGGAAGGAACATGTATTACGACAGGTACAGGGCGTTTTACTGGTTGATGGATAGGGGTGTGCAATAATTACATGCTCTATTATAGAAAAGGAGGTAATTAACATGAAAGAAACCTGGACTATTCAATATACCGAAACAAATCTGGATATCATTTGCGTTTACGAGATCAAGGCACATCTTGACTTTATTGAAGATGACCTTGTTATCGTAGTCGAGGATGTTCCTGCATTTGAGAAGGTTATTGAGGACATCAGGGCATTTGATATTAATGCCTGGGCAAAAGGAGAGCTCTAACACGGGCTCTTTCTTTTAGTTTTTACACTCCTTATAGTGGAGGTGACTTATTAATGAAAGATCAAGCTTTTATAGACGCCGACATTCATGGAATTACTATAGATACAGTTAAGGAATTGACTGATGTACAGCTTAGAGTGCTTCACATCAATAGACGTATAGAACTGTTTGCTTGGGAGAAACAATTAACTAAACATATGACAATGTATGATTCGCATGATTATGATTGGTGTCTAAAACAAGTTGATATTCTGAATCAGGAACTAAAACGAAGGGGGCTTTAACACGCCCCTTTTAACTTTTACAACTCCTATAGTGGAGGTGAAATAATATGGTGATTGTTCATGGGCATCCTTTGACTGTTGAGGAAGAAGGGTTTCTTAACGCTTTGATTCTTAACGAGCACATGGAGGTACACAATGAATGTGTTGAATGTAAGAGGCATAAGCGGAAATCAACCTGTTCTGAATGTCTCAATAACGGTCACGAGGAAAGACTATGGAAAATTATTCAAAAATTTAACTTGGAGGAATGGGTTTAACACGACCCATTTCTTTTTTATTAAGGGCAACTTTTACAACTCCTATAGTGGAGGTGTTTAATTATGCTTAATAGCGGATACCCGTTCCAGCTCGACTATGGCTGGGCGTACGACAACTATCAGAACTCTCTCGAATCGATTAGATTGGTCGATGAGACGCTCTCTGACATCCCGTACGATGAGCACTTTAATGTTCACGCGGACAGGGTGTTTGAGATGTCTCACAAGCTGATCGACACGGTGTTCGAGCTTGAGTCGATGTTTCACACCCAGGAACGAGAGATGGATCGGCTGCAGAAGCTGGTTAATTCTCTGCAGGAGAAGGAGTCCTAACAAGGGCTCTTTCTTTTTAATTTTTACACTCCTTATAACGGAGGTGTTGAACTATGAAATATGGCGAAAAACTTTTGAAACGATTTAGAGAAGATCATCCGGATGGTGATATAGCCCTAAAAATCTGTGAAATTGAACGGGACTATGAGCTATTAGGTGAAATGTTCGGAGATAAGAAGGTATATGTACGCCCATATCAAGATAATGATCATGGGGCTGTATACATTACTTTAGAGCGTCCTTGGATATTTTATGTATGGCGAGATGTTCCGTATAAAGGAAATAGGTATTACTATAAAATCGTCCCGGCTGCCGGTCTGGATCGTGAAACAATCGCAAATATTTTAGAAGCACAACCGTGGATATATACATAAGGAGTCTTTACACGGCTCCTTTCTTTTCCACAAGATTTACACTTCTTATAATGGAAACTAAATCTTGAAAGGAGAACTAGATATGAAGAAGTTCTTTGCAACCAAGGGACAGGGCTACTATGCTCGCAACGACGTGGACGTCAAGTTCGACAACTGGGTTCGCTCCAATGTTATGGACGGATCCAAGGCCGAGATGGCTCTCTACGTCCAGAACCAGGAGATCCTGTCCATGCTGCGGAGAATCGACGAAAAGATCTCTCTCCCGTGCATGATGCGGTGATCCGTATTAAAAGGTGGTTGATATTTTCAGCTGCCTTTTAATTTTTACATCCTCTATAACGGAATAATGTTTTAGGAGGTAAGCGAAATGGAGTATCTTGAAGGATTAAAGGCCGCTATGTCGGAATGTCCCATTACGATCGACATTACTTATTCAGAAGATGTTGATAAATTCATCATGCGCTATTCTATGGATGGCGTAGTGTTGGGTATTATCACCGTTCCTGAAGAGGCATTTGTCCAGATAATGGGTAACGCTATCAAAGATGAGGAAACTTTAGTTCAGGAGCAGGTCGAATTTTACGAGAATCCTGAGATATGAGACCAAAAGAGTCCTGTGTGATTTACATGGGACTCTTTCTTTTAATTTTATGAAAGGATGTAACTATTATGCCCCTTAAACTTAAAAACGTCTTTTACTTTCCATACCTCTATAAAATCGGAGGTGTGGAGACCTGGCTGTACGAGTTGGGATTAAAGTATGGCAAAGACTACGATCTTACGTTTCTTTACCGTACGGCTGACCCTAATATGCGGGAACATCTTTCTGAAGTAGGTAGAGTTATTAAGTATCATCATGGCGAGAAGATTGAATGCGATGTGTTCTTCTTCGGCTTCATCGATGATATTTTGGACAATGTTGAAGCAAAGGAATATATTCAAGTCCTGCATGCCGACTTTGTGGCGTCAAAACTAGCACCAACTCGCAGTTCGAAAGTTACAAAGATATTTGGCGTATCTGATAACACTACAAAAGGCACTTTAGAACACTTCCCCTGGGTAAAGAATTGTGAGACGTTATACAACCCATATTCTGTTAAGCCGGTTCGTAAAGTTTTAAGACTTATTTCAGCTACAAGAATGAAGTCAGAAGCCATGTATGACCGTATGGTAACGTTCGCTGATGCTTTGACTGCTGCTGGTATTCCGTTTATTTGGACTGTTTACACAGACAAACCGAAGCCTTTCTCCAACCCAAACGTCATATGCTTGCCAACTCGTCTGGATATTTTGGATTACATCGCGGATGCCGATTACCTCGTCCAGTTGACTGATACGGAGGGTTACTCTTACACAATTGTTGAAGCTCTCGCTGTTGGAACACCTGTTATCACGACCGCCATACCAGTTGCAGAGGAGCAGGGTGTGATCAACGGTAAAACCGGCTTCGTGTTGCCGTTCAATATGAGTTGGATCCCGGTGGAAGATATTTATAAAGGAATTAATATGGATCCAGTCAAGCCTAGAGAGGATAAATACGGTGATCTGTTCGTGCCTGGAGAAGCAGATTATACTCCAAGTCCGGATGATATTTTAACTGTACGATGCATAAAGATGTATCAGGACCTTGAGCTTGGAGAACTTGTCACGGTCAATCAACTGTTTGAAACTACTCGTAAACGCGCTGAGTTTTTGGAAGGCCGAGAGCTTGTGAAGATTGAAGGGTGAACTTTTAGGTTTTAAAGCACAAAATTTACACTCCGTATTATAGAAAGAATACAAAAAACGGAGGTAAATACAATGGAAAACAACTGGTGGTATCCTACCGAAAAGGATGAACTCACCTACGTCAATAAGGACGGGATGATCATCGTGAAGGTGACGGAAAACACTGAGCTGGAGAACCTTAGAAACCAGCCGACTAGTGCGTATGCTTTCTAAGCAAGAAAGAGGTAACTTAAACAGTTGCCTCTTCTCTTTTTATCTAGATAGGGAGGTGTCTATGCAGATACAACTTAGCACACATTCTTTTCGGATATTTTATGGTATCACATTTGGTGATCTGCTTACCTGTGTAATTAATGCCGTGAGTGAGTTTGAGAAAGATATTTCAATACGATGGTATCCTGATTTCTGCATCATATCGTTTATTGAAAAAGTCTCAAGAGAAGAGTGGGCGGAAATTTTGGAAGTGCTTTTTGACGAGGTCATCGAATAAGCGAACGGAAAAATTTTCCCGAGAGGAGTTTTCTGAAAATGTTTAAAAACAGAAGTGTTGATCCGTCGAACGGTGAAGTCAAAGAGGGTTCGCTTGAAACAAATAAGCGGGCGGTCCTGGTGAAGCTCATCATGGACCTCGAAGACGTTACGAAGGAAGAACTTGACGTATCGAAAGAGTACCTCGAAGAACAATTGAATAAAGGCACCCTTACTGTGGAAGAATTTGCTCAGCTGATTGATCAGGTGGGCTTTCATTTATATTTGGAAGGAAATGGCATGCAAATAGATCTTGCAGAATTTTTGAAAGGAGATAGCTAATGCCTGATATTTACACCGGTGTCATCATCGGAGCCGTAGCAGCCAGTATCTTTTGGTTGATCGTGCGTATAGTCAGACGGCCAAAAACAAAAGGTAAACTAGTTGTCGATCTGAGCGGGGAAGGCCAGCCTGTAGCGTTGGATATTTCTCATTTCGATACGATGTTGACCGATCACAAGGTATTACTCGACTTTGAAGTGATTTTACCGGAGGAGAAAGAGGATGACAAAAACTAACGACCGAATCTGGCTGAAAATTAAGAAGTTCCCGCCTTGGCGTTCTTACTTTCTGTATTTTGACACTCGTCAGTATTTCGCGGACTCGGTGTTTGCTGAGCAGAAACTAAAAGTCAAGTTCGAGAAAAACGAGTTTATTAAACCTGGTTTTTCTTATATTGGTATCCTGTGTTCGGTAAAAAGAAAAGATGAGCATAGATTTATAGCGGCAATGGATATGGTTAAGAAAAAGATACTCATTTGCGGACATCCAGATTATGAAAAAGAATGCGTTAACTTTCTGAATGGGATGATGAAAGCTATTAAGGAGGCTAAGAATGAAGGACTTGATTTATCGTAAAGACGTTATTAATAAAGCAACGTGGACTGGATCGCATTTAACCTTGGATTCTGGGAACATACAAGTAGAGGGCGGCTGGGCTGTTTATTTGTGTGATATAGAATCGATTCCGGCCGTGAACGCCGTTGAGATCCCATTGACCGGCATCGGTGATCTCTCGGATGGTTATCACACGTTTAATGGACTGTATTATCAGCGTCTAATTCTCTTTGCGGCTCTGGTTAAAGCTTATAAAGATAAGGCTTGGAAGTCCTGGAGACACCATGATGGAGAGATTCCTTTTGGAGGCGGTTGGTTTATTGTAGGAATCGAGACACCCGAGGGGCAATACACTTATCACTATGAAGCTAAGGACTGGGATTTATTTGACTGTGTTGAACTGCCTGTTGCCAAGCACTGGGACGGCCATACCGAAGAAGACGTAACAAGACTGTTGTCGCTATAAGGTTAGAAAGGATCAAAATGGGATAACATTCAATAATTACATCCCCTATAACGGAGACTTATTATTTGATAAAGGAGGTCGTAAGATGGAACTTGAAGAAAAACTGAAGGAAGAGGCCATCACGCTGGCGAATAAGCTGGAAAACATGACGGATAAGGCGTCGGACGAGTATCAGAAGACACTGGACCGGTATCAGGCTGTGGTCCGCATGCTCGGTGAAGAGACGAAGCGAATCAACTCGACTCAGGCGTTGGAGCTCGAAGCGCGGAAGCTGGAACTTGAAAAGGATAAATCCGATCGAGAGGCCATGCAGAAGCGATACGATGCTACTATCGAAGAGGAGAAGCTGAAACAGCAGAAGCGCTCGAACTGGTGGCAGGTAGGACTGAAGGTTTTGGGTGGTGTGGTGACTGTCGGTGCGAATCTCGCGTCGATCTACTGCATGATCCGGTTCAACAACAGCGGAGAGACTCTGACTAGTTGGGAAAACAAGTTCATTTTCCCCGAAAAGATCAAGTAAGGGATCCGGATTGAGGGCAGCTTTTACAGTTGCTCTCAATTTTTAACTTTTACGTCTTCTATAGTGGAGGTGTTGATTATGATTATTAGATGTGAACCTTTTTCTGAAAGCGAGCAGGAAGTAATCATTGCGTTTTCTGAATGCGGAGTTAAAGACCACTCCTGCAGGCTTGGAGCCTTATGGGGTAAGCCTTATAACGAGTATTTTGTAAATCGCAAATACAACGAGTCGCTAATCAAGTATCTTGAAGAGCATCAAGTCAGAATTAATGATATCTCAAACAAAGAAGAGTTTGAAGAGGTTCTTAATGATGTGCCAAAATATGTTCCTTCTTCAAAAGTGTGTGATGCTGTTTCACAGCTAATACGCTATTGGGAAGAAGACTGGGACGAAATGCAAACATCTGAAGAGTCCTAACACGGACTCTTCTTTTTATCTCATCCGTGATATTTACATCTTCTATAGTGGGGCAAATGCTACTATTTTTAGGAGGTGTACTATGGATAAGGAAGCCATTAAGAGGGAGATTGAGCTCAAAAAGCTCGCTGCAAAGTACAAGCTTCAGGAGGCCAAGTGCAAGGCTGTGGATTTTTGGAATAAGAATAAGGCTGAGATCATCGTGGTCGCTCCGCTCGTGTACGGTGGCGTGAAAGCCGTTACCAAGACGGCTAATCATGCTATCGATGCGAAGCGCGAGAGAGATCACAGAGACCGGCATATCTATGACAGGAGCACCGGCCAGTACTACGAGACCAGACGGAAGCTCACGACAAACGAGCGTCTTGAGCTCGAGCGCCGTCTTGCCAATGGAGAGAAGAAGGGTGCTATCCTTAGAAGTATGGGGTTGCTTCGGTAAGATATTTAAGCCGCTGTGCAAGTTTTGCATGGCGGTTTAAATTTTACAATCTGTATAATAGAAAAGGAGGTACTTAAAATGTTTGAAGATATGTGGATTCTAAACCGGATAATGGACTTCGTTATGGGGTTTATAGTGTTCTTTCCGCTCATTTACATGGGCATTGAGCACATTAAGCGTAAAAATGAAGAACGTAAGGGAATCATTAGAATTCCAGCATGCATTCTGGTGAAGTACTACTATAATCGGAAAGAAGAGTCCTAACACGGGACCTTCTTTTTAACTTTTACACTCCTTATAGTGGAGGTGAGAACATTGGACAAATTGATTATTCCAATTGTCTTCGAAGATGAGAACGGCGAACGGCATGTATGCACTACGTCGGAGGAATTTGACAAGGCCATGGAACACGATCAGTGGCATCTCGTGTTCGAATAACTAAAAGGAGGTGTACTATGGAACTGTTATCGGCTATTCTTGGGTTTATAGTCATTCTGTTCCTGGCAGCTATCGTCGCAGTTATATGGCTGTTGACGAGCCGGATAGTCTATGTGGTTATCTGTGCTCTCTTGGTTGTATGGCTGTGGAAATATCTGAAGGAGCAGAAACTTCTATAGCCAAAGAATCGGTGCTGTGATATTTACACGGCACCTTCTTTTTCGCATTATTTACATCCTCTATAGTAGAATATTACAAACAAAACTACTAAATGGAGGTAATAATTATGAGTATTTGGTGTGCTGTTATTCTGGGCGTTTCCCTGATCATTGCGGCTGCGATCGTAGCTATTGGCATCGCCATCGGAGGAGTATGTTCTACCGAGACTGCCGTGCAGGCGTTCATGACCGAGGAACAGTGGGAAGACTATCAGAACCGCATGACCGGTATGGGTAAGAAGTACATCAGCGGTATGTTTGGCGACTGATATTCCGGAACTGAGGAGTCTTTACAGATTCCTCAGTTTTTACATTCTCTATAGTGGAAACTAAATACTAAACAAAACTATGGAGGTAAATGATATGTTGACTATTCTGGGAACTATTCTGACGGTGACCGCCGGACTGTTTCTCGTGGTGCTCGGCGTCATGACCATCATTGCGGCGTTTAAGTCGGAGTGACCAAACCGTGGTGGACTTTACAGTCTGCCACAGTTTTCTCCACAGCTTTTACATCTCCTATAATGGACTAATTTAAGGAGGTGCCAACATGATAACGACATGGATCATCGTCCTGACCGGCGTTTTGCTGGTACTGAAGTTAGCTAAATGGGTCGCAGACCTGATTAGTAAGTAAGAATCGTTTAAAATGAAAGGAGATATTCTATGACAACGACTATTGCTGTAGTGATCATCATCTGTGGCTTCATGCTGCTTGTTCAGAGCCTTAAGAAATGACGAAGGACAAACTATGAAGAACATGAAGGACTGATATTTGGGAGTCCGAGAGGAAGCGGTTTTAACAGACTGCTTCCTTCTTTTTATATAGATTGAAAGCACATTTTTTACACTCCGTATAATGGATAAAATTAGATGGAGGTGTTGATATGCTCAACAGAGTAAATAGATGGAACGATGCAATGATGGTATCGCTTCTGTGCTGGTATACGCATCATCCCGTGATCATGGCTTCAAGCCTGAGCGGGCTGGTTGCGGCATACAGCGCGGCTACGATCATCGGTGCATACGGTGCCATCCGACTGCTTGGTGCTGACAAACACAACTAGAGATTTTAGTGAGAAGGAAGTTGCTTTAACAGGTGACTTTCTTCTTTTGTTTTTACAGGGATACAAAAATTACAATCCATATTATAGAAACATAACCATAAATAATATGGGAGGTAAAAATAATGAAAAAGATCGGTGCGATTCTGCTCATTGTTGGAATTATCCTGACAATGGCTGGTTGTGTTCATGAGAAGGTGACTATTGAAGATGGAACCAAAGACAATAGATACGTTACCACGATCATTGATGACGAAAAGGTTAAAACCGAGCATATCATCACGACATGTGAAGTCGTTGATGGTAAGCTGGTTACTACCGAGTACGTTGAAACGACGTGGGAAAACGTAGATGTTGCTAAGTGGGACTAATTTCAATAGTCCCTCTTTTTCGCAAAAATTACAGCCTCTAATATAGAAAGAAATTACATTGGAGGTATGTACGATGTTTAATACAATAACAAGTTGGTATGTAAACTACTGTGATGCATTACTTGCGTGGTGCGCTGCTCATCCGGCCGTAACGGCGATTGGACTGATCGTCGATGCGATCGTGATGGTTGTGTGCTGTGCAATTGCGGCATACGTTGGTTACAAAGCCGGCAAATACTGGATAGCATCAAAAACTAAAGTGTAAAATCTTGCGAACTAAGAGTCGCGCAAACGGAATAATTTAACGAGCCGTAAATGCAGCGGCTCTTAGCTTTTTCCGTTCAAAATAGGATAAAAATGAGGAGGTATGAACAATGAAAAACACAATGGATGAAGTGCTGGAGCAGGAAGCGGAACTTATCAAGCTTGTAGAAGAAATGCAGAAACGTGAGAGAACAACATATGAGCTTATAAAAGACATGCAGGATCGTGAGAGACGTATTTATAGGCTCCTGGAGGAAATCACGTTGAGACTCAAAGATCTGGAAGCACGTATTGAAAAGCTGGAGGGCCAGGACAATGAGTAAACTCAAAAATGCATTCTATCACAGTATTTGCTTTCGCGCGGACATCGATGAGCAGATGCATGAGGACCGGACAATCGACGTGGAGTTGGCAGAGGACATGCTGACTGTCATCGACAAGCTGGAGTACGAACTGGCACTGTATCATGCCGGGTGCCCGAAGGATGAGGTCGACAGTTTGATGAAGAAGACGTATAAGCCCGTTAGTGAAAGGATCGGTGCGGTAAGATGACGTCATGGAGTTGGTATATAGATCATTTTTTTTTTTTTGGAGAAAGAACACCCACTTGAGTGGCAGAAAGATATTCTTAATCAATTAAAAGAACGGGAGGAAAAGAAAATGATTGGTGATACAAAATTTGAGTCTGAACCTATGCCGTGTGTTGTAAGAGAGATGAACAATATGGAATTTGAAACTGGCGTACGGGTTAGTATGCCAGAGTTTACTCTTGAGGCGTATCCGAAGACTCCGGAGATGGCACAGAGGTTGTTCGACTATATGCAGAAAGGAACGAATCTTAGTATGAGAATTGAACGTCGGGGGCTATTTCTTGAGAAAGATCTTAATGTTGCACGCGGTTCGAGATTCTTAACTTCTACACTAGAGCCTGAACGAATTGTCCATTCCGGTCCAGCAACAATCGTATTTTGGAATGATAAGACCAAGACGGTTGTGAAGTGCTCTAAGAATGATATTTACGATGAGTATGAGGCATTCTGTGCAGCGCTGGCGATCAAGATGTTCGGCAGTAATTCTCATCTGAAAAAGATGATCCGTGATAAGACGGAAGAGAGGGATTAATCATGAGTTTTGACTGCAGTTCTTTACAGGAAGCGCTTAACAGAATCAAGAAGGCTCTTGGAATAGAGTGAAGTTTTAAGGAGGTCAAAAATGAGATCTACAGCTTTATCGACCACATCGGACTGTCTCACGATCATTTCGCAGCTTCTCATGATCGGTATTGAAGTTGCATTCATCGGCGGCGGTATTTATATTTACAAGAAACTCACAGACGAACCGGCTAAAGTTCAGATGGTAGCAAGTGATCCGGATGCGATGCTTGTCCCGGACGGATACGAATTAGTGCCTGTATGTAAGAAAAAAGAGTCCACGTTCAAAGAGCGTTGGGAGAAAATCGGAAAGATCGTGAAGGCGGTGGTTGGATGACGATTCGCAAACGTGTTACCGAGCTTGAAAAGTGGACTAACTCACATGAGCTTTCCAGCCGCGCATTGTTCTCGCTGTTTAACGATCTTTTTGATATTGTTCGGCAGCAAGAGAAAGAAATTCATGAATTGAAGGAGAAATTAAATGAATCAGACAGTAGAAGAGATGATCCTTGAGTCACTTAGTGATGCTCAGAAAGTGATTATTAGTCTGCAGGAGGCAATGATCTCTCTTCAGAAATCGCATCTTAAACTCATGGACAGAGTTGACAAGCTCGAAGAAAAGATATTTGAGCTTACTGAACAGGTGACAGATGAATGAAGGATATTGTCAGAGTAACTCATACGGAGACCTACACTTTCGACAACACCCGTCAGGGGAGAAAAGCCGCGGAACAGATCGTTAAAAAGTATAAAGAACAGGTTAAAGAATGCGATCCTAGTCCGTATGGTGACCCGGAAGTTAACATGAGTACATCGAAAGTATTCGGTTGTATTTCTGTGACCTTCCGAGAACATATTAACGTGAAAGTGGATGAAAAATGAGCGGGATATTTACTATCGTTGGGCTTGTGTGTTATGCACTTGCCATATTTAAACCGATGGAGGCGTTTTGGAGTCTGGGATATTTGATCCTGGGCTCCATCTTTTTAGTTGGAGGAGCGATCATTAGGAGGTTGAAATGATCAAGGGTAGGATGATGCTTCGAATCAATAAGGCCAGAAGATATTCTGATATGTTCAAAGCTTGGATTGACAGCCGTCATGACGTTCTTATTGTAAGATGTGGCGATGACGATGATCTTCTCAGAAAAGTTAAGCATGCCGCGATTCGTTTTCGTGAGAATAACAACCTTCAGGGCCGTATGTCGATCTCAAAATACGGTCGAAGTATCTATCTCATGAAGATCGAAGAGCAGGACCATGCCATGGAAGCCTTTCCGTATGAAGACGGATGGGTCCTCTATTACGAAAAAGGAGAATACGACAAATGACTGAAGAGAAAGAAGTCTATTTCGAGGATCTCAAGTGGAAGAACGATGTGAAGAAGTCGGCTCGTAAGAAGAATCGTACCGGCCGTGGCGCCGTAAGACTGTCTCAGAATAATATGACTAAAAAGGAGTGGGAGAAAATGAACGGAGAATGTGTTGTTTGGAATCTGAATGGCTTTTATACGTGGAAGGATTTTGTCCGTATGCCGGATGACATTAAGATCTCGTGGATCAATCGAATGCTGAATGTTTATGGCGTCCGACTGAATGATATTTCTAAGGTCGTTCTTGGACGAGATAATCCTGGAGCTCTTTCTAATTGGCTGTGCAGGCATCCTGATATTAAGAAGTATATTAATGTTCCGAGAAAGGGTACACTGATAAAACAGAGTGATTACGATCGTTTTGTTAAAGCCGTTGATACCTGGCGGAATCCTGTAACTGAACCGGAACCGATCGCCAACGAAGATCCTTCTGAAGCTCCTAAGGATGACGATTGGTCTGATGAGGAGAAGCGGTTTATCAACACCTACATCGCTCCTCTCAGCGCCCCGAAGAAAGTGCCTGAGCCTACTGCAGTAACTGAGGTCGAGCATGTAGAAGAAACTACAGCAACTGAGATCGAGTCTGAGATCTGTGACGCATCCGATACACCTATTGTGATGTCCCATATGGAGTTCTCGATGAACGGCTTCGATATGGAGTTCATCGCCGGGATCCAGAAACTCTTTGGTGATCAGCCGATTCGGGTCTGTATGTCCGTTTATGCGGAGAAAACCATATGAAAAAGACACTATGTCTGCTGGCAGCCATCATCGTTCTTTTGGTGGTGGCTGTCCTTTTAGCCGCTGGTATGCCGCCTAAGTATGATATTGTGGAAGACAATGTCTTAACGCCGACGTATACCGAAGTGCCTACACCGGAAGACGAAACTCTGCATACTGAGGTATCAGATGGCTTCTGGGACAGTGATATTCATTGGCTTGCAATGGCACTGGAGAAGGAGTCTGGTGTTGATTGGCCGGATTGGGCAGTCATTATGATCGGCGACGTCATTATGCATCGTGTGGCATGGCATGAGTGTCCTGATACGATAAAGGGCGTGCTTCTTCAGCCTGGGCAGTATGAGCCATTCTTCGGAGACTTTGAGCCGTTTATGCCGGAGCAGAGGTATATTGAGCTGGCTGAGCGTGTATTGAGCGGAGAGAGCTATCTAACCGATCCTGATATTCTGTATCAGGCACTGTTTCCTCAGGGCAGTCAGACGGTTGTGACGTATTACGACCCGATTCTTGGAACTACGACATATTTTTGTAAGGAGTGAGGTTTTGAACGATGAAAATCATTGAGCGAAAGCCGATTCCTATTTATGAGACCATATGTGAAGAGTGTAAATCGAGGTTTCAGTATAAAAAGATTGAGCTGCATTGGGCACATGTAACTTGTCCTGTTTGTGGTATGAGTAATTGGGCAAGCACAACACCGGTTGCATACGAATGTGAGGAGGAGAACGATGAAAAAGATATTTGAGAAACTGAAGCATAAGGTCATTCGCAAGCTTGGAGGGTATGTGGTTGACCCTAATGAAGAATGCGCGGTTCATGTGAGTCAACGGAGGCTTATTACGATGTGTTCAAAAGAGATCGTTCCAACTTCTGTTCTAAACGATGTTAAGCTTTGTGCATATCACGAAAATGAGGCAGCCATTCGACTTGCTGAAAATCTCTTGGCCGAGGGCCTTATCGAGTTTAGGAAAGATAAATGTAATAGTTATGACGAAGATCCTCACTACGGCACTACAAAACTAACAGCTATTATCACTGTTGCCGAGCCGGTTAATTATGAAGTCAACTACTTTCTTGGGGAGGAAGACGATGGATGATAAGCTGGTGCGGCTGAGTGATGCGCTTGATGCTGTTTACGGATGGGTTGGTGTAACCGAGAAAGATCTGGAAGGTGTTCTGGCGTTGCAAATCGAAGCGGATCTTCTTAATCTGCCAGCCGTGGACGCTGTGGATGTGAGACACGGACATTGGGTTACGGAAGAAGAGGCAATCGAAAAAGACGATTATAGCCTGCGGGATACTTGTTCTGTATGTGGACATTGTGATTGGGATTGCACCGAAAGTGAAAGCTTCAACTTCTGCCCGAACTGTGGCGCGAAGATGGACGGAAAGGAGAAAAACTAATGTCTGACATCAGAACCGACGTACCTAGCACTTTTTCTTTTCCTGATGTGTTAACTTTTGTGGCGCAGGATGACGGAAACGTGCGAGAAGTGAAGTACTACAGAGCCGATGTTTATCTGACTTTCTGTGCCAAAGTCGAGGACGTCTTTACACTGCCAAAAGAAATGAAACGAAAACTCAATTGGGGTGAGGAGGTATCTCACGATGTATAAATCTCCGATTCAACTTGTTACGGATGACATCAATTATGCACTAAGAGCTAAGGTCGATGATGATATTTATCGGGCGGTTCTTAGGTATGACGTGTCGGTCGACAAAGACGAGCTTATCAAAGTACTTACCTACGACCGTGAACAGTACGATAAGGGATATTCTGATGGGTATGTAAAAGGCTCTACTGAGACTCTTGAAAAAGTCAAAAAAGCGCTTGAAAAATACCTTAATAATGAAATCCTGATTGGAGAACCCTGAAGTATGTCCCTGATATGTTGCCGATCATGTCATGAGCCAAGATGTGACGGCTGTAACCTTTATATTTTGGAAAGAGCTCTGTACGCCGGAGAACTCAGAGGCTTTATGAGCGACGGATACACGATTGATAGAAAGTTGTTCGTATCTAGAGGACTCGATCAAGCCGTGTGTCAAGAGCATAAGTACAGCCCTGCCGAGTTCTTCAGCGCTGAGCGTAAAAATAAACGTTAGGAGTGATATTTATGGGATCGATCGTTCGTTTGCTTGACACGACTGAACGACTGGACCAGCGGTGCTACTTTTGTGGCGAGAAGCGATCTGTGAAGTATATGGTGAATGGCGGAGTCGATAGTGACGGCAGTATCATCAAGAAAGAAGTTCCTTGCTGTAATCGCTGTGTCGCATTCCACGTGTTTGCCAATGATATTTTGGAGGAGAAATGAAAGACGGAAAAACAATGACCTTCAAAACCTATAGCGAGATCAATTACGAACTCGGACGGATCCAAGGTCTGGTCGAGGGGTTTGATACGGAGTGCGTGATCGTCGATAATGTTATGACCTCTATTGAGTATATTTCCAAGATCATTGACTCGCTAATGGGGGTGGAAGAATGAAAGCTTTTGTGCTAACACTGATGGCACTGATATTCGACGTCCTTCTTGTTGTGATGTATTCGATTTTAGCAATAGTGTCAAAGATCTGGGAGAGGAAGAAAACGCAATAATTACATCCGGTATAATAGAATAATACTGGAGGTAATGACTATGGATACTAAAACCAAGAAGACGCTGATCTGGATAATTTCGATGTGCAGTCCGATCATTGATTTCGTGTGGTTCTGGATCATTGGCGTGGCCTTCATGGATTACGGCATTTGTTGGAGAACAATTCTTGCTGTATCCGTGATCGTAGCGCTAAGGTTCGTGACACGCGTTTTAAGAAAGATGCGGAAAGCACTCAATAAACTGGATCAGAACGATGGTTCGTCTGTTGTCGAAACTAGTTGATATTTAACAGGACTAGAGCTCTGTGCAGTAATTGCATGGAGCTCTAAACTTTTATGGATTGTAGGTGAAAAAGTATGTATGACGGTAAAAAGTTATATGGACCATATACACGAGCGGATGGCCGACAGATCGTAGTACTCCGGTCTCCTGGAGGAACCAGAAAAGATAACGATCAGGTGACAGTAAGTTATCCGAAGTATCTTATGGAAATGGAACTTGGCAGATATTTAGATGAAGATGAGACGGTTGATCATATTGACGAAGATTTTCGAAATAACGATTTATCCAATCTTCGAATTTTAAAGAGATCGGATCATGTTCGGAGCCATGCCGTTCAGCGCATTCCAACAGAACATATTTGCCCAGTATGTGGAAAGCCGTATAAGCAACAAAAATGGTTAAAGAAAACTTGTGGTGACAAACACTGTACTGGGTATTATCCAAACTTACCATTGGAAGTTAGATTGCAACACGAGGCAACATTATTGAAGAAGATTTATATTTCGCGACGAGAGGAAATAGTATAAGCCGGTGTGGTGGAATTGGCAGACACATGTGATTTAAGCTCTCATGTCAATACGACGTACGGGTTCGAGTCCCGTCACCGGCACCATTTATATTTTTAAGGAGGTCTACATGGCAATACCAACTTATGACACATCGGAAGCATTTCGTATTCGATTAAACCAAAGGATCAAACGAGTCGTACAATATCGAGACGAGCATCCTCGTGCCACCATCTCCGATATAGCTAATGCTACTGGATATTTACAGTCCAGTATAAAGCTTTGGCTTGGTGAGGATATAGACGAGGATCAAACTTGGCGCATTGAACGGAGAAAGAAGCTACACGAAATTATTTATGGGAGGTCTAATTGATGGCAGTAGCGTTTAAATGTGATATTTGTGGAAACCTGTATGAAAGCTACAACGGTTTTCAGTATGACGATAGGGGAGGAAATCATTTTGTAAAGATTATTCTGTCTAACGGATCATTAAATCGTAATTTCGACACCTGTCCCAATTGTATGCACGCAGTAATTGACTTCATGAATTCCCGAAAGGAGCAGACTGATGGAGTACAGTGAAAAGATCGTTCGCTTTGATATTTGGTGCCCGAAATGCAAGCACCGAAATAAAGCGGAGAACGAGGAACCTTGTTATGACTGCCTGGAAGAACCGGTTAACATCGATAGTCAGAAACCGATTCATTGGGAGGAACGATGAGTAAAAACTGGTCAGAGATTTATGAAAAAAGGCCGCTTTCCATGCTTGTGAGGACGATGATTAATATGAACGGATTCAGTAACAGAGATGTTGCTGAAAAAACTCGATATTCCCTAGAATACTTTAATAATAAAATGAATCGAAACAGCTTCTCGGTTAAAGATCTTGCTGAGATCGGTGAGATTTGTGGGTTCACTTTATATTTGGATTCGAACTTTGCTAGGTTCGACGTTACAGAGTTATTGAAGGAGGAATAAAAATGACAATTGCTGGATGGGTATTCTTTGGTGTTCTCGCATCTACGGTTATTAGTGGTGCTCTTTGGATTTGGCAAGACGTTGATACAACCTCAGGCAAAGTGCTGACTGGTTTAATTGCAGCTCTCTTGATATTTGGTATGCTTGCTGGTTTTAGACTGTACTTTAAGAATTCAGCCAGTGGTCAGAGAGCACTTAAGACTCAGGAAAGCAATTTTGGTGGCGGTCTTAATCGCGTTGTCGAGGTTTACAGCTATGATGGCGACCTCATTAAGAGCTGGTCCGGCGAATTCGACGTAACAGAAAACGACCAGGAGACATTCTTTGATATTGACGGCCGCCGGGTGATCATCCAGGGCGGAATCATTATTAATGAGGAAGTTAAAGAATGAGCGAGGATGAGTAATGGGTGAGGAAACGAAAGTCGAGAAGCTGTTTCTAAATACTGAAGATGGACCGGGTTATGTGTTCGAGGGCATCAAAGATATTCAGTTTACGGGGTGTATCGAGCATGATTATTATGATGATACAGTAGTCGTGCCATCACTTACATTTATTCGTGACCGTGAAGCAACTTTCACCGCTGAAGTAAAGTGGCCTAAGTTCTTCCGCTGTAAGAATCGGAAGCGGTATAAGAAGCTGCTAATGAGTCTTGGTATTAGTCGGAATTACGCGGACTGGCTGATTGAAGGGTTTGTTGCCAGAAAAGAAATCTGGCCTAAAGAATGCAATTTTAGCTATCAGGAACTCTGGAACGAGATTCGTATCAACACACTCGGTTTTTGATCGTGAAAGAATTGATAGGCGGTTAAGTAAATGATATTTTGGATCACTTTAGGAGTATTGGTGCTTGGCATCATCGGGGTAATAGCCTTCGATGAATGGTCGGATTGGCGTTGTGCGTCGTCGATTGTAACCGCCGTTTCTAGTGCTGTCATATTCTTTATGCTTGTGTACATGGTTATAAACTATGTCGGTGTTGACCAGTATATCGAGCGTATGAACGTCCGTTACGAGACCCTCACATACCAGTATGAGAACGACTTGTATGACAATGATAACGATGTCGGTAAATACGAGCTGATGCAAGATATTCGAGAATGGAATGAGGATCTTGCTGCCAAAAAAGTCGCGCAGCATAACTTCTGGTATGGGATCTTCGTGCCGGATATTTATGATCAGTTTGAGTTTATTGAGCTGGAATGAGTTGATAAGGAGGTCAAAATGGGTTACTACACATATTATCAGGTTTCATGGGATAAGCACTCCGATGAGTCGATCGACAAAGCAATTGAGAAGAAGTTCAATGAAATTACCGGCATTGACAAGGAGTCTTTTGGGTGGGACTATGATGTTTGGGACACAAACGATAAGTACACACTAGTATTCCAAGCAAAATGGTATCCTTGGCAGAATGATATGGTTGAGCTGTCCAGGGCTTATCCTGATATTTGGTTTGAGGTGTCTGGAGACGGCGAAGAGTCTGAAGATTTATGGGAGAGTCGCTGGAAAGACGGATGTTATGAATTTCATATGGCAGAATTTCCTCCATTTACAGGAGAGATGGTTCGCTTATCAACATATGAGGAAACAAAGAAACACATTGAAGAAATGAGGTCAAAATGGGCAATAGAGCAGTAATCACAACTTGAGACTCTTGGAGGAGGAATAATAGGCGTTGAGCGTGAGCGATTACATAAGGGATCTGGAGAAATATTGGAGATCGTTCCTGCCAGATCCGTATACGAAGGAATCATCGGAGTCACTGACGACGGAATCAGAGACAACCGACGATGGGAAAACGGAAGAGTCAGAATCGACTTAAGCGGACGGATATTTGACTTCCATGTGCATGAATACACTTACATGGAGGACTATGTCGAGTTCTGTGACTCTGTTCCGGGATGTATACCTTGGGAAGAACTTCCGAGGATAGAAGCGAGCTGGGATATTTTCAATGGCCTGTACTTCGACCATATACCAATGGTGAGGCGCATCATTGGGCAATGTCCTTATGGGTTCAGACTGAAAAACGGAGACGTAGTGGAATGGATGTAAGTTTTATCAAGGAGATGTTAATTGCGCAGAAGGCAAAGTTGGATGCCAGTGGAGTCGATCGTGTGCTTAACCGAAATCCAATAGGGAAGCGTCTAGAATACGATTCTGGATATTTCTATGGCTATTATGATGCAATCGTGACATTCATAGGTGCTATTGATGCTGCAGAACAAGCTGGTGAGAAAGGAGAAGCAGAATGAGGCAACTAAATAGAACGCTGATCGTGAAGTTTGACATTAACTTCAATCTGGACGAGCCGATTGCCATTGTAGAGAGTGCGGATGGAGATATTCTGTCGGTATTCAATGGTGATCGTGTGGAAGATCTGTATGACTACTTGCTTGGCGAGGAGGAGTACTGATGTTTAAAAAGATATTCCGATCCTTACGTAATGCGATGGCGATATACGGAACTGCATGTCTGATCAGTGGTGTCACGGTCGACATGCTGGAGCGTAAATGGCATAACATTCTGGATGAAACGGAAGACCGGCTGTGTATATGGCTTACGGGAAAACCTAAGGAGCGTCCGATTGAAGTTGAATTTGAGGAGGTAAATTAAAATGAAAATTGAAGTAAACGGTTTTGAATGGTGCCCTGATAATTGTAGATGCTTTTCTGCAGAACGGGAAATGGTATTCGGGGATGATGACATGGTAACTAGAGTGTACACATGCGCCAATTCTGGCATTTGTGCAAATACCGTGCTTAACTATCAAAGATACGTTGATAAATTAGATCACGACACTAGTGAGTCATGTACAAAGTAATATTCCTTAATGAACGGGGAGAGCGAGTGGAGAAATCCTTCGACTCTCCTTATTTATGTCGTAAATTCTGTAACAAGATACGGCATAGTAAGAAATGCAAACTGATATTTGTGCCAGGAGGACTTGGATGAACGGAGAAAATTGTAAAATTGATCTTAATCAGCAAGCTGCCGCTATCGCTGACTATATGGTAATGGTCGGTTGCTGGCATACGTCTAATGGTAACTGGATATTTTACAGACAGGAGCTGGAGCATGAGTTTCCGATTATTGATTTCTCGAAGAGGTATTCTGAGATTACAGATCGCATTCTCACACATCTTATAACTCGTGAGGAGGTTCTGGATGTCGAGATTGAGTCCGACCCAAACAATGACGAGTTCAAATGTTTTGACGTGATATTTGGGCTTGATTACTGTCCGCATGCTGAGTCAGACGATCAAGAAGACGACATGGTCAATCATCCTTCTCATTACACTCGAGGTGGAATCGAATGCATCGAAGCAATTAAAGCCAGTATGCCGTCTTTTGCTTTCCAAGGATATTGTAAAGGCAATATCATGAAATACATCTGGCGTAGTGACATGAAGAACGGTCTTGAGGATCTAAAGAAGGCTCAGGTGTATCTTGGATGGATGATCGAGTCCGTGGAGAAGAACAATGGGAAAACTGACTAAACATCTTCCACTGATATTTTCCAGTCTGGCCACGGCAGGTGTAATAGGTACAGGTGTGCTGTCTATTCGAGCTGGTAAGAAAATAGCTATGGCAGAATTGGAACCGAAAGAGAAAACCTGGAAGTTCTATATTCCGCCTGTCTTATCCGGAGCTGCTACGATCGGCTGTTTATGGGCGGCTCATAAGATCAGCGCCGAACAGATCGCCGTGCTGACTGTCAGCTGTGGATATTTGGCGGCGAATCGTGATGCGCTTGAGAGGCAAATCGAAAATCGGTTTGGAAAAGACGAACTTCACGAAATTAAAAGGGAAGTCAGCGCTGAAATTGAACATAAGCCTTGGGGCAAGATCACCATTCCCAGAGGTGTTGAAGAGACTGGTAAAGGCAATCTGCTCGTGATCGAAGGTTATTCCGGACGTGTATTCAGATCCTCAATAGCGTCTGTCAACGCCGGCATTCGGGCATTCAATAAGCGGATCAAAAAGAATCATGGATATTGCTCGCTGAATGATCTATACGAATGTCTTGGCATTGAACAGACACATTTTGGTCATCAGTATGGCTGGCCTGGTAATCCGGATTACTATGACGACTTTTGGGACAGTGGTATTCCGATCCAATGTGAGTATATTGAAAAGCCAATCGATATTGATGAACCGGTCTATTGCATTGATATTCCGGCAGACTACTATCCAATGGAATGCTGGCAGGAGGTATGAAATATGAATGAACAATTGAAAGCTTTACTGACCGGTCTTGGGGCTATGGCGGAGTTGTCAAAGGCTGCGTATGACGCATTTGTGAAGGCTGGATTCAAAGAGGAGCAAGCGTTGTTCCTTTCGGCGGAGTTGATGAAGACATCTCTTATGCTCAGCAAGGATAAGGATCAGGAGGAATGATATTCTGCCGTGTTCCATTCCGCAAAAATTACAACCGCTATAGTGGAAAGACGTAAATTGGCGTCTTTTTATATTTTTCACGTAAATTCTTTTTAGGAGGTCACACAATGAACAAATTTAAAGCAGCATGGAAAGTAGCTCTGAAGTTCGTAGATGACAATCTCCCGACGATCCTCAGTGGGCTGGCATTAGTTGGTCTTGGGGCGTCGGTTGTGTCGGCAGCGAAGGACGGAGCAAAAGCACAGGAGGCCATAGAGGACGGAATTCATAGAAAGCTCTTTACGGCTACGGACGAGGAGCTTGAGAGTATGGATGCTGAACGTGTCGATGAGAAGCCTGACGATTATGCCGAACTTGGTTATGACGGTATAGTCTCTGTCGGAACCGCAGACGAGGTAAAAGATATTATCCTGTACAAACGTAAGAATGTTCTCACGTTCTGGGAGAAGTTTGCCATTTACGGCAAGGTCTATTGGAAGACCGCAACGCTGACACTTCTCACAGGAGCATCCATCATAGCGTCGAATGTGGTCAGTAAGAAAAGATATTTAGGTCTGGCGGCACTCGTGGCGTCTCAGGCGAAGGAACTCGACACGTACAAGGACAAAGTAAAAGAAGTCCTTGGCGATAAGAAGGCCGAACAGGTAGAGAAAGAGATAGCCAGGGATAAGATGATGGAATGCCCGGAAGATATTCGTGAGCAGTATGTTGCCGGCAAACAGTATCCGCTTCATTTCCTTGGCTGCTGGTGGATCGGAAATAAGCAGGAGGTTGAGGAAGCATTCACGACATGGAACCGTGGAGCCGTAGATGAGGCAATGCGTACCATGGACGATACAGTGGAACTGCAGTTGGATGATCTGGCATGTGAGCTTGAGCATACGACAGGCGGTAAGTTTGCTGTAAAGGGCGAGTCGCTGCTCAATACGGTTCGTTGGCTGGCAAGTGATGGCATTGTCTCGCCGGAGTTTGATCTTGTCGAGGCAAACGGTGTTCCGGGGTACATTGTTAAGACGAGCCGGCGTCCGGTCAGCCGATATGGGTATCGAGATACAGGAAGGTAAGTCATGGATATTCTGAACAAGGTAAGAAACGCGATCAAGGTCATGCGGAAGTTTAAGGAGGACAACCGCATGACCTCCGAACTTAAGGTCAGCGTAGCAGAAGATGTGTTCGACACTCTGAAGAGTACCGGCATGATGATGCAGGACTACACGGGAAGATATTTTCTGGACAACGTGCCTGTCTATGTACTTCATGACGAGTATCCGGCAGGGTATGTCGCGGTTGAGTGATATTTGATTCCGCAATTTTTACAAGTCCTATAATGGACGAGTAACTAAAAACTTTATAACTCTAAAGGAGGTATGAACGATGGAAAACGAGAAGAATGTTGACGTCATCGTCGAAAAGGAGAACACTCCTAAGGAAAAGATCGAGAATACGGAGAAGGAGCCGAAGAAGCCCCTTCGCGTGCGAGTCGGAGAATGGCTCATCGCTGATCATCCTAAGCTGAAGAAAGCTACCCGCATCGGAGCCGGTGTGGTGGGCGGACTGGCAGTGGTGGGTGCCGCAGTGCTGGCCTACTTCCACGGACACGACGAAGCGGCGGATAAGGCGCTCGACTCCCTGAACGAGATCGATCCTGCGGATGCTCCCTTCGAGCTGACGGACGGAGTCTCGGAAATCGAGAGCCTCACCGAGTAGTAAGTCGGTGAAGTCCAAAGACCAGAGTGGCTATTACAGCTGCTCTGGTTTTCTTTTCTGATTCGCTCCCGCAAAAATTACAATCCCTATAGTGGAAAGATTGTATAACAGTCTTTCTCAATTTTTTCTCAAAAGATATTTTAAAGGAGGTCTATCACATGGAAGTAATCAAAACAGCGAAGGCATTCATGTTATTCGGACTCGGTCTGTTTGGCGGAGGACTTATCGCATGGAGTGTCATTCAGCCTAAAACCGCCGAAGGTAAAGAAGCTCTGGCACATGCGGTCGGATATACGAGCGGTTTTGGAACTGCTACATTCGGCATGGGTCTTGGTGCTCTGGTCGGTTGCGCCGAAGAGCTTGCCACAAAAGCAGCAGAGGAGGTCGTATAAGATGGAAAAGATACTTACTCTTAAAAATGGAATCAGCCTGCTTGTCACAGCGGGTGTAGGAAGAGTTATCGATGATGCTATCGATGCAACGGTGCCGGAAAACGTAAAACTTCCGGCTAAAATTTTACGCAAGATCGGTGCATGGTCGCTCGGTTGGTTTGTCGGTGAATGGGCTGGTGAAAAGGCTGAGCAGGCGTATGACACGATCGAGGAATCCGTAAAACAGATCTCCGATAAGATCAAGGAAGTGAAGGAGACCATTGATCAGGAGACTGAGAGCGAGTCCACTGATATTTCGAAAGAAGCGGAAGTGGTAGAGGCAGAATAATAAGGTGACGCCTACAGCAAATACTTTCTGCAGGATTTAGAAACGTGTGTCATGACTATTATTAAATGGAGGTTTTGAACTGATGATTAAATTCGAATTTGATTCCGTTGCCGGTGCTATCGCAACTGGTGTTGCTTGTGTCGCCGGTACTGGTTTTCTTATCTGGGCTGCTGTGAAGGCTGCCAAAGAGACCAAGAAGGAGCGCGAAGAATTCGAGGCATATAAGGCTTCGAATTATGATCGGGAAGAGGCCGAAAAGATGGTCAATGACGCCTCGGTTGACAATGATATTTTCGACGATCCTGACGATCGCGTTCATGCTAAGGTCCTGCTTGACTCTATGCATAGTGCTATCCAAAGCGCCAACACGATCGCCTCTTTAGACGTCGCCAGGGATAATTTCCTGCGAATGTACAACGAGTTCATGTTTGGCGACAAGGAGTCCTGCTCTGCTAACGTTCGGTATTACTGGACTAAGCGGACAGAGGCTCAGGAAGCGGCCATTCGCGCTGAACTTACTGCTCGTGATGAGCGTATGCGGCGGGAAGAGCTGTATTACGAACAGAGAAAATATGACACGATCGCCAATGCTCTTACATCGAGTGTTTGTGCGATTGCAGCCAATAAATCTTAATTAGTTGTCACGCATGGTATATCTGTGGCGCTTACAGCAAAACATTTTTAGGTTCGGTATCTAATTATGCGTCATATATTTAATCATGCGGACACCTTTAATTAGGCCGTTACCATGCGGCAGACATAATTTCTCCTATGTGATGCGTACAGCAATTCAAATGATATTTACCACAACACATCATGGCCTATTACATCGTTATTACACAAGCGCTTGTGATCCATGCAGCAAACAAAATCACCTCCTTTCTAAAAGTGTTTTGTTTCCATTTCACACACCTCCTTTCTGTCCTGATTTCTTTTTCCCGGATCATGTTACAGCGCATTGATATTTAATACTATTTTAATGGAGGACATACTTATGGGCATTCGCAGAGACCGTAAAGACCGAATCATTCCTAAAGGCGGAAATGACCACTGCATCTACAGAGGCGTTGCTCTTACCTGTGTCGACAAGTATAGGGGCGGCGACTACTGTTCCAAATGCGGGTGGAATCCTAAAGTCGAGGCAGAACGCAAGAGGGCGTTTTACCGTTAATCCTCTCACGTGTTTCTAACAGCAACTTAAAACCTAGATTTCTAATCCAAGTCTATTAAATGAATCATGGAGGTCAAAATTATGAACATCGAAAACACTTCTGACATTGCCAACATCCTTGGCATTCCCGAGCCTACTCTTCGTGCTGCCATGTATAAGGCCAATAAGCAGAACTCTTTCGCCAACGCTGCCCGTGTTGACAGCACTCACACTTATACCGAGAACGGTGCTCAGGCTCTGAAGACCACGTCGGATGCCCGCCTGGACCTGTTCGCGGTCATTGGCGCTCTTCGCAGTGCGGACGACAACCGTCTGATCAGCCTGTTCGAGAACGCATACGCTATGGATCCGCTGTTCACGACGAAGATCCTCTTTTACGCCCGTGATATTCGCGGTGGTCTCGGTGAGCGGGAGACGTTCCGGCGTCTTCTGAAGCACATCGCCACCCGTCATCCCGAGGCTCTGGTCGACAATCTCGATCTGATCGGCGTGTACGGTCGCTATGATGATCTGTATGCTCTGATCGGGACTCCGCTCGAGAGTGAGATGTGGAAGGCCATGAAGAAGCAGTGGGACGAAGATATTCAGAACCTGCTGGCCGGAAACGCGGTCTCTCTTCTCGGTAAGTGGGTCAAGACGGCTGATGCGTCGTCTAAGAAGACCCGTGCTCTCGGCATCGCTACGGCCAATCATCTCGGTTTGTCCGTCTATGAGTACAAGCGCAAGTATCGTGCTCTTCGCCGGCAGATCGGAGTGGTCGAGCAGCTGATGTCCGAGAACCGCTGGAGCGAGATCAAGTATCCCGAGGTGCCCTCCCGTGCTATGGCGCTTTATCGCAAGGCGTTCTTCAAGCACGATCAGGAGCGCATGGCTGGATATTTGGAGGCGGTGACCAAGGGCGAGGAGAAGATCCATGCTGGAGCGCTGTATCCTTACGATCTCGTGAGGAAGTACCTCGACAATATCTGCTGGGGTGGGTACGGTATCGTTCAAGATCTCGATCCGGTCGTCGAAGCTCAGTGGGAGCAGATGAAGAAGGACTACGGTGAGTCTCTTGAGAGCGCCCTGGTCATCTCTGACACTTCCGGCAGCATGTTCTGCGACAACAACATGCCGATTGCGTCTTCTCTGGCGCTTGGTCTGCTGTTTGCGAGCGTCAATCAGGGTCCTTATCACAACCTGTTTATGGAGTTCTCTTCCAGGAGCGACTTCATTCAGGTCAAGGGCGTAACCCTGCTTGATCAGCTTCGCAACATGATGCAGGACGCTCATTGGGGACAGTCGACGAATCTTGAGGCCGCGTTCGACAAGATCCTCTCGACCGCCATCCAGGCTCATGTGGCGCCCGAAGACATGCCAAAGGCTCTCATTGTCATCTCTGACATGGAGATCGATGCCGGGACGTGGGGCAACAGCTGGTCTTTCCACGATGGTATGGCTCAGCGGTTTGCTCGGAATGGATATTCCATGCCTACGGTTGTTTATTGGAACGTGAACAGCCGGCATGATGTCTACCATGCTGACGCGGACCGTCCTGGCTGTGTCCTCGTGAGCGGGCATTCGGCAAGCTCCTTCAAGCAGGTTCTCAAGTGTGTCAACATGACGCCCATTGAGGCCATGGAGGAGATCATCAACAGTGAGAGGTATCAGCCGGTGAAGATGGGCAAGACGCTTTCTGCGAATCGAGCCACTTTCAGCGACTGATATTTCTTATAGATGCCGTCATGTGCAGGTGTTAATAGTGATCCTTACTGCAATCTTATATGATTAGATGAAATCTAGCTCCAAATAAGGATCATGATATTTGGGATTCCAACAGCCATTACCTTAAAAGGAATAGACTGCTAATCTATTGAAGATGGAATCCTGATATTTGTGACGGTAACAGCAAGCGCACTATTAGGATGAAAACTGTGGCGAGTCAGTTTGTGTGGCGTGGTCTATATGGCTGCGCTTAGTTTACAACCGCCAATTATCGTGACTCTTACAGCAATGATATTTGCGCCATTTTAAATCCAGAGACTGCAAATCCTGGTGAGAGTCATGATTCATGTGATACTGACAGCAACAATCTTTCTTATCTTTAAAAGGATTAGTGGTTCGAGTCCACCTTAGAGTGCAAGGCCGCACAGAAACAACAGTATCATGTAAAAATGGGATGCCAACAGCAATGATATTTTGTAGACTTGAAACTTGACAATACGAGCATCCTGGATTAAAGACGTGATTCCTACAGCAAATCGTTTTAATTAGATGACTATTGAATGATCTGATATTTGGAATCATGAAACATAACGGCCGTATAGCTCAATCGGTTAGAGCCGGCGACTTATAATCGTCAGATGTGGGTTCAAGTCCCGATGCGGCCACCAGAAAAAAGATATTTTAAAACAAAAATTTTAGGAGGTCAAAACAAATGGATAAGGTAATTGCAAGAAACGAGCGAGTGGATTACACAGAGAAGGCATTCGGCTGGCATGATGCCCAGGACACATTTCATCGGCTTATGGACAGTTTGAGTTATCTGGTTGAAGAGACTGATGCACCAAAGGACGTTAAAGACAAAGCCATAAAGGATGTTATTACAGACATTGTGATTCCATCGCTTAAGAATATGTATGTTGATGCAGCCGAATATGTTCTGTGGGATAAGATGCCGAGTCGTAATCGGGGGTTAAATGGCTATGCATATACACCGGTAAGACGTAGAGACTATGATATTTCTGAAGACGAAAAGGAGGATTCTGAAGATGAGTAAGTTCAGTGGCATGTGGAGTTTTGCAGAGAAGCATCCGTTCATCTCGCTCATGGCGCTCAGCACGGTTGTGTCCGGTGTCGTGAACTTCACCAAGGCTGTCATGAGCCCGTTCGCCAAGGCGCCTGCGTGCCAGATTAATCTGGGGGATATCGCGCAAACCCTTGCAGATAAGGTGAAGAAGCCTGAAGAAGAGGAGTCGGAGGAGGAAGAGATCTCGGAGGTCGTTGAGATCAATTCTGAGCCCGTCCTTGTTGAGGCCGAGTGAGGCAGAAGAAGGCATCGTTAACACGGTGTCTTCTTTTTAACTTTATTAGAAAAAGATATTTTGGAGGTTAAAGATGAGCGAAACCACGAATGAAATTAGGGAAACTGTTAATGCCGTTTTAGATTACGTAGACTATTGCTGCCAGAGGCTGGAGATCTCGGAAGAAGAACAAAAGAAGTTCTTTGACTTTGTAGGAAAAGATATTCTGATACCGACGCTTAAAAATACGATTATGGATGCTTTAAAGACTGCTAGGTACGGCACAAAACCAACTCGTGCAGGTTTCGGTACAGGAAACGAATCATGGCAAAGGCCGCTTAAAACCGGTAAAAAATTTGAATTAGATTTCGAATTAGATAATTTATACTTTTCAACATTTGACGAGGCATACCAGATATTATCTAAACTAAAAGAATTTGCCAATGAGTATGGTCAGGTGACTGTTGGACATTTGTATGAGCTGCTGGGAGAGTCCAGTCCGTACACGATGGAGTATTACGGATGGGATATGTTCGATTTAGAACACGCTAAAATATTCCATAAAGGAACTAACATACATAAGCTTGAACTGCCGAAGCCAGTACGTCTTGAATATGGTCCAGAAAAAACAGATAGCTAAAAGAGTTTAATAAATCCCGCAAAAATTACACACGCTATAACGGAAAGAAGGCATCATCAACATGGTGTCTTCTTTTTATCTACAATACACTATTTATTTTTAGGAGGTCAAATCAATGGCTGAACGTGAATTATTCCCATCCAACAAACCAAAGAGCGAAGAACTGGTTCCGCAGAAAAACGAAAGAGAGCATGCAAAGCCCGTAGCCAAACGCATTCAGACGAAAGAGACATTTGGTCAGAAATTCAAACGTGATTTTCTTGCCGAAGACGTCAATGATATTGGTGGGTATCTGTGGCACGATCTCATCATCCCGAATCTCAAAGACACCTTCCTGAACTTCTTATATGCGGCTCTGTGGGGCGACAGGCGAAGCGGGTCTTACACCTATCGCGATACCAAAGGACGCGAGAGACGCGATTACAGCAGTATCAGCAGGGCCGGACGGGTCAACATCGACAGAGATCGGGAGCGTAGAGAGCCGTCGAGTGAGCGTAAGGACTTCAATCTCGACAATATTATTCTTCGGACCAGAGAGGAAGCTGATATTGTCCTGACTAAGATGGAGGACTATATGCTCGAGTATGGTCAGGTGACCGTTGGATATTTGTATGAGCTGCTTGGAGAGTCCTGTCCGTACACGGCTGAGTATTATGGATGGCGGGATCTTGATCGTGCGTCTGTCAAGCGCGTTCGTGATGGCTGTCAGCTCATTCTGCCGAGACCGGTAAGGATTGAATCGTAACATTCCTTTATATTTTTACCAAAACCAATAGGGGGATCTGAAACAATGAAAGGATTATTCAACAACATAGGTGAAGCCGCCAGCCGTTTAGGTTCTAAGGCGGCTTTTAAATTGAAAAAAGCGGCTCCTGAGCTTCTTCTTGTCGGTGGTATCGCCTGCATCGTCGGTGGAACGATCATGGCTTGTAAGGCCACAAAGAAAGCCAGTGATATTCTGGATGACGGTCACGAGGATGTTGAGGAGCTGAAGTCGGAGCTCGAAGGCGACACTCAGATGATCAGTCCGGAAGAAGAGAAACTGGTTAAGAAGGACATTGCAAAGACCAAGCTCCGCACTCTCGGTCGTGTCGCTGTTGCATATGCGCCTGCTGTGGCCGTTGGAAGCGCCGGTATCGCAATGATATTTACGAGCCATGGAATCATGAAGCGCCGTCACGGAATGCTCCTGGCCTCGTATAATGCCTTAGACGCGGCGTTTAAGACATACCGGGCAAGGGTTCTTGAGGAAGAGGACGGTAAAGAACGGGATCGAAGATATTTGCGCGGTGATGTGAGAGATCTTACAACCGATGAGATGAATGAATTCAAGTTCGTCGATAAGGTCAATCAGGATGCGGCAAGAATGATCGATGACAGTGCCTGGGACGGGCCGTATTGCTGCCAGTTTGATGCCAGGACGTCGGGGAGATTCTCTATGCATCCGTTCAGCAACCTTAATACGATTCGTGAAGTGGAGTCGATAATGACGAATCGGCTTCATCTGAAGGGCTATATATTCCTGAATGAGGTTCTGTATGAGCTTGCAATGGATCCGGTTCCCTGGGGTCAGCTTGTCGGATGGATTTGGGATTCGGATGGCGAGTATGACACCATTGATATTTCTGCGGTAGAGGAGTTCCCTGATACGCCGGGTAGTTCCATTACGCTTGAGTTCAATTGTGACGGAGCGATTTGGGATAAGCTATGATGACAAACAATGAGCTTGCAGCTCGATGCTATGTGAGAAAGGCCATCCGGGGCAACAAGGTTCATTGGCTGGTGATCAGCGATGATTTTGTTGTTATAGATACGCCTTTTAAACAGCTTGCATATACAAAAATGAAAGACGAGCGGGAGAGGATGGAAATAGAGGAGGCTCGGTTCGATGCCGGTCTTGATATTCGTCCGGATGTGTTACGGAAAAAGCGGTCCGAGGCTGATCGGTATGTCTATATCGAGAATCCGAATCTGATGAAGGACTCTCTCGCAGCGTGGAAAGTATATTATGGCCCCGTGCTGATTGGTGCCTATCGTTCGCGGTGGGAAGCTGAGCAGTACAGGAATAAAGTAATTATTGAAGGAGGTTACTGACGTGAACGCGTATATCAAATACGGATTGATATTTATCGGCGGTGCTGCTGTTGGCGGCGGTATTGGCTGGTTTGTTACAAAAAAGAAGTATGAGAAGACTATTGGAGTTCTGATCGACGAACGTGAATGGTATGAAAAGCGTTATGAAGAGGATAAGGAACTCATCGAGAAGGCAGAGAAAATGATATATGAGGCAGAGGACACTGAGGAAGACGTAGAAGAAGATTCTCATGACGACAACCTTGTTTGTGCTGGTGAACGTGCAGTTGAGTCTTACACAGAGCGTATGAATCGTCGTAAAGAGGATCTGCTGAGACCAGAGAGGGCGCAGTATGATCGCGGAGCGGTGGATGTGTCTGGAGGGATGCAGTATGATCGCGGAGCAGATCGCATTTCTTATAACTCGTTTTCAAAACAGAAAATAGTGGAGGATACTGAGGAAAAGGAGGTGGATGAAGTGCGACTGAAACAGAATGACGACGATCCTCGGGATGATATTTACGTGATCAGTGCCGAGCAGTTTGCTCATGAACGTATCGGATTCGATAAAGTCACGTTGTATTGGTGGGAGCTTGAGCGTATCTTGAGCGAGGAAGACATGGCGATCCTGGATGTGCCTGATATTCTAGGAACCGGCTGGGAAGGTAAGATCGGCACAGAGGAAAAGGACGTCGTGTATGTTCGTAACGAGAATCTGGAAACGGATTATGAAGTTGTCGTGCAGCATAACAGCTTCTACCAAATGAGGGACTCGTAAGGTCGTCCTCATAATACAAAATTTATATTTTTCGGGGGAGAGTAAGCTATGCTCAACATCTATCAGCGGATGGAGCTTAAGGAGTTCCTTCGTCAGGTGGAGCCTTTCTATGGGGTTTATGACGAAGGTGATCTGGACGGTATCGTCGACCATATTGAAGAAATATTAGAGGATTACGGCGATGAAGCTTGAGGATACCATCGGACTGATGTGTTCGGATGACCATAGAGACAGGCTGAAGGCTGAGTATCTGCAGCTTGTGATTCGACTTAATAAAGCGCAGAAGCAGTTTTCTCATATGGATGATAAGCTGTCTGTTGAAGGTGGTCATTTATTGCAGCAGATCGGAGCTATGAAGGAGTATCGTTCAGCTTTGCGTAAGCATTTGCAGGACGAGGACATCTTCTGGCATACGCTGGATGCGGTTTCGGGGGAGGAATGATATTTGTATCGAAGCGATTTAGTGGAGGAGTATAAAGACTGGCTCTTCGATATCATTCGCTTCGACGATTATTGCGATCGTTATGAAAGATTATTGTTATATTTGTCCGGCAGGCAGTTTACCTGGTTAGTGGATCATGATGAGAATCGTGCCGAAGACGGTTTTGCTCTTCGGTGGAAGTTCTCGGATGAAGATTTTTGGACCGGTAGACTGCCTTCAAGATGCAGTGTTCTGGAGATGATGATCGCGTTGTCGATGCGGTGCGAAGACGTGGTTTATGATCCGGACGAAGGCGATCGTGTTGCCGATTGGTTTTGGGAAATGGTTTGTAATTTGGGACTGATGTGCATGGATAATGCGCATTTTGATCGTGGATATTGTGATGAAGTGATCGATGATTTCCTTTTAAGACGGTATGGAAGAGACGGATATGGCGGATTGTTTTCTACAAGGGATCCGAGAATTGACATGAGAAAAAGCGAAATTTGGTATCAAATGAACACGTGGATCGAAGAAAATTTTGAAATTTGAGGAAAAATTTATGAAATGAAGCTACACTTTAGTTAACTAAAGAATTCGTAAAAATCGCAAAAAGAATGTATTATAATACATTCTTTCCACCAGTTCACCAGTTTTATACCCTGTTTTATTAAACGTGAAGTGTGTAAATGTAATATAAAATGAATTATTTTGCCAAAAAAAGTGGTGAACTGGTGGAGGGGTGCGAGAAAGGAGGTTTTCGATGAAATATGTTTGATTTTGTAGAAATCGTAGCTGTTGAGAACGATTCGACCCGAAGAAAGACACTTGATATTTATCCTATCTTCCTGGTAAAGGCCAATTCCAATGATCTGATGATACGAGGCCGCGATTTCTATGCCGTATGGGACGAAGAGAATCGCATCTGGTCAACGAACGAACAGACAGTCATTGATATTATTGACAAAGAGATCGACCGGGTATATGAGGAGTGCAAGAATAACCCGAGATATTCTAAGGACAACGGATGGGTTATCAAGCCGAAGAGGATGAAATACTCGACTTCCGGTGTGATCGATCAATGGCATAAGTATGTGCAGAAGCAGTGCCGCGACAACTATCATCAGCTTGACGAGAAAGTGATATTTGCGAACAGTCGCAGCAACAAGAGAGATTACTCAAGCAAGCGGCTTCCGTATGCGTTGGAAGAAGGAGACCATTCTGCATGGGATGAGCTGATCTCCGTTTTATATTCTGACGGTGAGCGGGACAAGCTGGAATGGGCAATCGGTTCGGTGGTTGCCGGCGACTCGAAGAAACTGCAGAAGTGCATCTATCTGTATGGCGGTCCGAAGACCGGTAAGTCGACTGTCCTTGATATTATTCAGGCAATGTTCGACGGGTATTACTGTATCTTTGATGCAAAAGAACTTGGCAACAGCAACTCGTCGTTTGCGCTTGAGAGTTTTAAGGACAACCCGCTCGTTGGTATCCAGCAGGACGGTGATCTGAGTCGTATCGATGACAATACGAGACTGAACAGTATCATATCTCACGACACGATGGAGGTTAATGAGAAGTTTAAGTCGAAGTATACAACGAAGTTCAATACGTTCCTGTTCATGGCTTCCAACAAGATGGTCAAGATCACGGATGGAAAGTCCGGTCTGATGCGAAGAGTCATCGATGTCAGTCCGACGGGAAGAACCGTTCCGTTTGAGAAGTACAGTGAGCTGAAGGCAAGGATCATCAATGAGGAACTCGGAGCGATCGCCAAGCATTGCCTTGACCGGTATAACGCTCTCGGCATGAACTATTACTCCAAGTATGAACCGACGAAGATGCTTGCCGGAACGAACGACTTTTATAACTTCATTCAAGACATGTACTTCACGGAGCAGATCGGCGACAGAACGACTCTTCAAAAGACGTGGACAGACTACAAGATGTGGTGCGACGACACGGACGTCCGTAAGAGAATGAATCGGAACGAAGTAAAGTTCGAACTGATGAACTACTTCGACAAGTATGAAGAGAACAGCTATGATGGGAAGAGGCATGAACGATGTGTGTTCAGCGGATTCCATCGGGATAAGTTTGTCAGTGATGTTGTCAAAGAAGGTCTCGTCGCTGTTCCGAACAAGAACTGGTTAGAGCTTAAAGACAGCAGCGAAATCGATTCTGACAAATTGATATTTGAGAAAGAGTTCGGTGATTGTCTCGCTCAGTACGGTGTCGGAGAAGGCAGTGAACGGCCTTCGATGAAATGGACGAACGTTAAGACGAAGCTGAAGGATCTGGATGTTGGCAAAGTACATTATGTACGGATTCCGGAGATTTATATTTGTATCGACTTTGATCTGAAGGACAAAGCGGGCAATAAATGTCTTGAGGAGAATCTTAAGGCTGCGGAAAGCTGGCCTCCGACGTATGCGGAAGTCAGTAAAGGCGGTCAGGGTCTGCATCTGATCTATAAGTACAGCGGAGACAGTTCAAAACTCAGCGGGATATTTGACGAAGACATTGAGATCAAGGTATGTACGGGATTTGCTTCCATGCGGAGGAAACTGAGTAAGTGCAATGATATTCCCATAGCGACGATCAGTTCCGGACTGCCTTTGAAAGGAGGTAAAAAGGTGGTCAATCTGGAGGCATTGAAGAACGAGAAAGTACTGCGGAAGTTTATACTGAACTGTCTGGACAAGAAGCATCACGGCGCTACGGCTCCCGAGGTCGACTTTATATTCTCAGAACTTGAGAAGGCGTATGAGAGCGGGATGAAGTATGACGTCAGCGATTTATATCCAAGTGTGCTGGCGTTTGCCAACAATAGCTCGCATCAGAAGCAGAAGTGTCTGAGAACGGTCGACAAGATGCATTTCAAGTCGGATGATATTTCGGAACCGGAAGAGTACGGTGAAGACGCACCGATCGTCTTCTTTGACGTTGAGGTATTTCCGAATCTGTTCGTGGTGTGCTACAAGTTCGAGAACGAGCCCGCTGTTGGTTTGGTGAATCCCACAGTCGATGATATTCGGAAACTGTGCAACTATCGACTGATCGGGTTTAACAACCGGAAGTACGACAACCACATTCTTTATGCGAGGATGCAGGGCTATACGAATCGGCAGATCTACAACCTGAGTGACAAGATTATCAACCATAAGACAGGATTCTTCGGAGAAGCCTACAATCTGAGTTATACAGATATTTATGACTTTGCTTCGGCAGGCAATAAGATGAGCCTGAAGAAGTGGGAGATCAAGCTCGGTATACACCATTTGGAGCTTGGTTTGCCATGGGATAAGGAAGTTCCGGAAGAGCTCTGGGATAAGGTCGTGGAATATTGTAAGAACGACGTTGATGCAACACAGGCAGCGTTTGAATGTGATGAGCTTCATGCCGACTTTATTGCGCGGGAGATTCTGGCAGACATTGCTGGTATGACTCCGAACGATACGACGAACCAACTCACAACCCGTATTATATTTGGAAACGAGAAGAAACCTCAGAAGGACTTTGTCTATACAGATCTGAGTGAACTGTTTCCGGGTTATGAATACAGTCCGTACGGAATCGATCCGACGAGGTATACGGAAGAATCGACGACCGGTAAAGGAACGAAGGTCGAATACGAAGATGGAACGAACCGTCTGATGAAGATTGCGACGGGTAAGTCGATCTATCGCGGATGCGATCCGAGCGAAGGCGGTCGAGTCTTTGCAAAGCCCGGTATATATTTCAATGTGGCGTTGCTGGACGTTGCGTCGCTGCATCCGACAAGCATAGAGCAATTGAATCTGTTCGGACCTTACACAAAGAACTTCAATGATATTAAGCTGGCAAGACTGCTGATCAAGCATAAGGAGTTTGACAAAGCCAAAGAGCTGTTCGGCGGGAAACTGGCAAAGTATCTGGATGATCCGAGTCAGGCAAAAGCGTTGTCGAATGCACTTAAGACTGCGATCAATTCTGTGTACGGATTGACATCGGCAAGTTTTGACAATCCGTTCCGTGATCCGAGAAATGTCGACAACATTGTTGCAAAGCGCGGAGCTCTGTTCATGATCGAGCTTCAGAAGACAGTCGAAGAAATGGGCTATACGGTCGCTCATGTGAAGACCGATAGTATCAAGATCCCGGATGCTGATCAGAAGATCATTGATTTTGTGATGGACTTTGGCAAGAAGTATGGCTACACATTCGAGCACGAAGCCACTTACGAGCGGATGTGCATTGTGAACGAGTCGACTTATATTGCCAAGGACAAGGACGATGGACATTGGACGGCAACCGCAGCTCAGTTTCAGGAGCCGTATGTGTTCAAGACATTGTTCAGTCATGAACCGGTTACGTTTGAGGATCTGTGTCAGACTAAGAGCGTTACGAGCGCTTTATATTTGGACTTCAATGAAGGCTTGCCGGAAGGTCAACACAACTATACGTTTATAGGAAAAGTCGGAAACTTCTGTCCGATGGTTCCCGGTACCGGAGGCGGCGATCTTCTTCGTGAAAAAGACGGGAAGTACAACAACGCGACCGGAGCTAAAGGCTACAAATGGATGGAAGCCGAAATGGTTCGGAATCTCGGTCTTCAGGATAAGATCGATATGAGCTATTATCAGCAGATGGCGGACGAAGCCATCGACACAATTAAGCAGTTCGGAGATTATGAGCTCTTCGTTTCGGATGAGCCGGTCTCCGAACTTCCGTTTTAATCAACTCATTTAATTAAAATTTATATTTAGGAGGAAATTATCAATGAGTTATGCAACTAGAGCGAAGGAAAGCAAGTTCGATTGGGATGAGCGTGGTAACCTGGTTATCGAGAATGCTGTGATATTCTGGACGAACTTCAAGGGTGAGCCGACGAGATTCAACCCGCAGGGCGGAAAGCGCACGCTGAACGTTGCGATTCCCGAAGAGATGGTTGAAGACATGAAGGCGGAAGGCTGGAACGTTAAGAGTCGCGATCCGTATGACGATCAGGATGATATTCTGTACTTCACGGAATGTGTCCTGAACATGAATTCCCGTTTTGAGCCGCGTGTGATGCTGTGCACGGAATGGAAGGGTCGGAAGACGATGACGGCGCTTCATGGCGCGGACGTCGGTAAGTTGGATGATATTCGGTTTGAGAACGTCGATCTTGTGATCCATCCGCACCGTCATGACAACGGCTGCAAGGGCTACGTCAATACGATCGTTGCTACGCAGGCCAAGAGCGATCTCTTTGGCGGCAAGTACGACGATTACGATCTTGGCGACGCTTCTCCGATTCCTGAGGATGACGACGGAAAGGAACCCTGGTAATTTATATTTTGGGAGGGCTGGCTTCGGCTGGCCCTCTTTTTAATGGAGGGTAAAGATGGGAAGATTTAAGAAACATGGATATAGTTTGGATCCAATTTATCCGATTTGGACAAATATGATTGCAAGATGTAACAAGCCTCAAAAAGAGCATTATGAACGATATGGTGGAAGAGGTATAAAAGTTTGTGATGAATGGCATGATGTTTCTATTTTTGCCGAATGGGCGTATTCACATGGATACGAACCAGGATTACAGATTGATCGAATAAATAATGATGGCAATTATTGCCCGTCTAATTGTCGGTTTGTGACTCATAAACAGAATTCGAGAAATACATCAATAAACAAGTATTTAACTATAAATGGTGAAACAAGATGCCTTTCTGAGTGGGCTGAGATCTATGGCTTTCATTATAAGCGTCTTGCTAGTTGGTATGAACGCCACGGTGCTCAGTCTACAATTGAGTATTTGATTAATGGCGGTGCACCAGATAATAGAAAGAGGGTATATTGTGAAGAAACCGACACAGTATATGCTGGGGTTCGAGAAGCAGCTAGAGAATTAAATTGTGATTATACTCACGTATCCCATTGTTGTTGTGGGGATGCTAAATCGCATCACGGATATCATTTTAGATTTATATGAGTAATCCAAACTTAAAACCGTTTCAGGAAGACGCCGTTAAACGGATGAAAGACGGGTGCATTCTGGTAGGCAGTGTCGGAAGTGGAAAAACAAGAACTTCAATCGCTTATTATATTTGCTCGGAAGTGGAATGCCCGCATGAGGACGCGCCGAGAGATCTGTATGTCATCACGACGGCAAAGAAACGTGATTCAAAAGAATGGGAAGCCGAGCTGGAGTTGATGGGCGCCAAAGCCGTTGTTATCGACAGCTGGAACAATATCAAGAAGTATGCGGACGTGACAAGGGCGTTCTTTATATTTGATGAGCAGCGTGTTGTCGGTTACGGTGCGTGGACAAAGGCGTTTCTGAAAATTACAAAAGCGAATCGATGGGTTCTTCTTAGTGGCACTCCGGCTGATTCCTGGTTAGACCTTATTCCGGTTTTTATAGCAAATGGATTTTACCGGAATAAGACTGACTTCTGTGATCAGCATGTCATCTGGTCGAGGTTTTCAAAGTTTCCTCAGGTTAAAGGCTACATGAATGAAGGAAAGCTCATCCGTCACAGAAATGATATTTACGTTAGAATGAAATACCAGCGTCCAACGGAAGTTCATCATGAGAACGTCCTGGTCAGCTATGACGATGTGATGTATAAGATCGTTCAGAACAAGCGCTGGGATCCGTTTAAAGAAGAGCCGATCGAGAATGTCAGTCAGTGCTGCTATCTGATGCGTAAGATCGTGAATAGCGACGAGAGCCGGATACGCGCGCTTGAGCGTCTTTTGGACGAGCATCCGAAAGTCATTATATTTTACAAATACCTTTTTGAGATCGAGATCCTGAAAGCGTTCCTTGAGCAGAGAAAGACACAGTTCTCGGAATGGAACGGACAGAAGCACGAGGCTCTTCCGACCGGAGACGAATGGGTTTACCTTGTACAATATCAGTCTGGATGCGAAGGCTGGTGCTGTACGGAGACGGATACGATTATATTCTATTCTGACGACTATAGTTACAAGAACATGATACAGGCTGCCGGACGGATCGACCGAATGAACACTCCTTTTCAGGATTTATATTACTATCATCTTCGTTCGACGGCTCCTATTGACCGTGCGATCGCAAGATCCTTGAAATCAAAGAAGAATTTTAACGAGAGCAGGTTCTTTGACACAGTAAAGTGACCTGCAACATTTACAACGTGTATAATGAGGGGGATAACGCATTTTATCCTTACACTCACTTTATTTTTTACGCGCGCGAGGTGAGGACGATGCGAGAAAGCGGATTTCAGGCAAGGCTCATTCGGACACTAAAAGACCGGTTTCCCGGATGCGTGGTTTTGAAGAACGACGCAAATTATATTCAGGGCATCCCGGATCTGACGGTGTTCTACAAAAACAAGTGGGCCATGCTGGAATGTAAAAAATCAGAGAACGAATCACATCAACCAAATCAGGATTACTACGTCGAGCGGATGGATGACATGTCCTTCGCTCGATTTATATTTCCTGAAAATGAGGAGGAGGTCCTACATGATCTGGAACGAGCATGGAAAACTTCGAGGGCAACACGCATTTCTAAGCGCAAGTAAGTATCATTGGATCAATTACGATCTGGACAAGCTCGGCGAGAGCTATCGAAGCTTTCAGGCAGTGCAGCGTGGAACGAAACTGCACGCTTTGGCTCAAGGTCTGATCGAGGAGAAGATCCGGCAGGCCAGAACAAAGAAGACATTCAACATGTACGTGAACGATGCGATCGGATACAACATGCTTCCTGAACAGGTTTTATATTTTTCGGAAAACTGTTTCGGAACGGCTGACTGTATCAGCTTTCGCGATAATACGCTCCGCATTCACGATCTGAAGACCGGTTCGATACCGGCTCATATGGAGCAGTTGGAGATCTATGCTGCGCTGTTCTGTCTTGAGTATCGGTACAAACCGGACGAAATCAAGATCGAACTTCGCATTTATCAGAACGACGACATCGAGATCGAGGAACCGGATCCCAACTATATTTACGAGATCATGGATAAGATCGTCGAATTCGATAAATATCTGTGCGATTTGAAAGCGGAGGAATAAATCATGAAAGATCGAATCTTCACATCAATAGAAAGACAATCTGACAGACTGTATCATTACGGAACGCCGCACCAGGGAAACACTCCGCATTCCGGACGATATGCGTGGGGCACCGGTGAGCAGTCTGAGCAGAGGTCGAACGATGTATGGGCATTTGCCAACGAGCATCGTGGACAGATCAATCCTGATACCGGTAAAAAGTATACGGAAACCGAGATTGCTCAGGCGTGGGGTCTAAGTACGACCGAGTATCGAAAGATCATGTCTAATAAGAAAGCGGAACAGCGTGCCGCAAATATATCCAAAGCGATTCAATACCGAGATCAGGGTTTGAGTCCCGCTGCCATCGCAGAGAAAATGAACGAGCCTGAGTCCACGGTCCGTAGCTGGCTTCTTCCCAAAGCAGAAGATTCCGCCAAAAAGAGAGATAACATTGTTGCTGTGCTCAAAGAGCAGGTCGACGATAAATTATATTTGGACGTCGGTAAAGGCGTTGGTCCTCAGCTTGGCGTTTCAAATGAATCTCTTAAAAATGCGGTCTACCAGCTTCAGCAGGAAGGTTATAAACTGCAGACGATCAAAGTAGAGCAGGCTACGAACCCCAGGCAGAAGACTACGATCCAGGTTCTTACAAAGGACGACGTTCCTTGGCAGGAAGTGAATGAGAATCGGGATAAGATCCGTTCGCCTCAGGGCGTTTGGACCGAGGATGATGGTCTGACAATGCGTGGAATTAAAGACCCGGTAAGTGTCGACTCCAGTCGTATTACAATAAACTACGGTGATGAGACAGGAACCGGTCGAAACAAAGACGGTGTCATCGAGATTCGTCCCGGGGTTGCAGATCTGGCTCTTGGTGATAACCATTACGCTCAGGTTCGAATCGCGGTCGACGGGACTCATTACCTGAAAGGTATGGCATTATATTCTGACGACATTCCTGATGGGTATGACATCCGGTTCAACACAAATAAATCCAGCGACGTACCGATGATCGGTGAAAAAGATCATTCGGTTTTAAAAGGGATGAAAGACGATCCGGACAATCCGTTTGGATCGACGATTCGGCAGTTTGATTATGTGGACAAAGACGGAAACAAGCATCAGAGTGCGATCAATCTGGTCAACACAGAAAAAGACTGGAATAAATGGAGCAAGACACTTGCTTCGCAGATGCTTTCCAAGCAGCAGCCGGCGCTGGCGAAGCGGCAGTTGGATCTTGTATATCAGGAGAAGAAAGATCTTTTTGATGAGATCCAGAAATATCCGAATGATACGATCAAGAAGAAGCTTTTGGAAGACCTTGCGGAGGACTGTGATAGTGCTGCCGTTCATTTGAAAGCAGCCGCACTTCCGAGACAGGAACAGAAGGTTATATTGCCTCTTGAAAACATCAAAGACAACGAAGTTTATGCTCCGACATATAAGAATGGTGAGGAAGTTGTTCTTATACGATATCCTCACCAGGGCGTGTTTGAGATACCCCGACTTGTTGTTAACAACAATAATGTCGAGGGAAAGAAAGTTCTTGGTGATGCTAAACAGGCGATCGGTATTAATGCTAAAGTCGCAGAACAGCTTTCCGGAGCTGACTTTGACGGCGATACGGTTACGGTCATTCCTACAGTTAACCAGAACATCAAGACATCAAAGCCGCTTGCCGGTCTGGAAAACTTTGATGCGAAGGCTACGTATAAAGCATATGAAGGAATGCCTCGTGTCGGCAAGGAAGACGGATTTGATACCCAGCGAGCGATGGGCGAGATCTCCAACCTCGTAACCGATATGACGATTAAAGGTGCTTCGGAAGCGGAGATCGTTCGCGCTACGAAACACGCGCAGGTTGTAATCGATGCAGAAAAGCATAATCTGAACTGGAAACAGTCATTGGAAGATCAGCAGATTCAGCAGCTAAAGGAAAAATACCAAAGTGAGCCTGGGCGTTCCGGTTACGGAGCGTCTACAATTATATCCAGGGCGAAAGGCCGTTACGATGTTGATCTTAGAGCTGACCGATATGGCATTGATCCGGAAACCGGTAAGAAGATTAATTATATTTCGAAAGACGCTGTATGGACCGATAAAGAGGGGAATAAGCATACTCGGCATGAAGTTTCCACTAAAATGGCGGAAACGGATGATGCTTATACTCTTGTTTCCAGAGACGAAGCCGGAGCTACGACCCGCATAGAATCGGTATATGCTGATCATGCCAATCGAATGAAAGCCTTGGCTAACGAGGTCCGTAAAGAGATCCTTCGTACATCAAACGGTAAGCTGGACCGAGATGCTGCTGAATTATATTCTGAAGAAGTAAAAAGCCTCAGCGATAAGTTGCGACTGGCGGAGATGAATGCCCCCAATGAACGCCTGGCCCAGGCTGCCGCTTCCAAACAAATAGCTGCCTATAAGAAAACACATCCTGGACTCACTAAAGATGACGAGTATAAGTATCGTAATCAGGTCATTAAGGCTACCCGTGCAAAGGCAGGGGCCACCCCCAGGGAGAAGAGGGCCATAAAGACCACGGATAGGGAGTGGGAAGCTATTGTGGCAGGCGCTCTGTCGTCTGAGAAGATCAGAAAGATACTGACCTATATGGATTCCGAGGAAGTACTGTCCCGTACTACCCCCAGGCAATCCCGTTCTGTATCTCCCGCTAAGGCTGCTAGAGCAAAGGCCATGCTTAATGCCGGTTACACTTGGGCTGATGTGGCGGAAGCAGTTGGCGTGAGTGAATCAACACTTAGAAACAATCTTTGAAAGGAGGAGTAATCAATGGCGAATGTCAGACTGACTACGATAGACAACCCCTATGACCCGTTTACACAGTGGGCTCAGTGGTATGCTTATGACACTGTTCAGAAAGGTTACTATACCTCCGAGTATTTGGCTCGAGTTGTGCCGTACACTCCAGAAATGGCGCCTGCTGTTGCTGATGCTTTGCTGGAAGACACTATTGATGAGATTTGTCGGCTCAATTTGACTGGAAAATACAAGAAAGTTAAGAGAAATGACTTAGAAAAAGAATAAAAAAGTTTAAGAAAGCTATTATTCTTCATAAAAAACGTTCGTATTCGTCGTTTCTTTGCTTAAATTCTTCAGTTTATGACTCTTAAAAGCGTAATAAACAAGAATTTAGGCAGAGGGACGATGAAACCGGGCCACAGGGGAGGGGTCTTTTAAAATACCACCCCCCTCCTGCAT